ATTACACAGCAAGCGGTGGAAGTTGATAAACATGTTGCAGTGATTACAACTGGTGAACTCATCTCGAGTCTTCGTCCACTTCTCCATCGTGTGAGTTTGGGATATCAGCAATTAGCTGGTACTACTTCAGTGGGAACAACAGCTGGTATCCAAACTACTGCAAATTATGTATGGAGAATTCCGCGCAGTATAGGACGGTCTCCTGATGCATACGGTTATGCAACTGTCGCAGGATCTGGAGTTCCATATAATTTTGCACCTAATCATCCAATAGATTGGGTTCTTAATTGTTACGTCGGTGTCAGAGGAAGCACCAATTTACATGTGAATGCCACATCCAATGGAGATAATGTGCCACGTGTGTCACATCTATCCATACAACGCTATTATAGCAATCCTATTATTACCACCACTTCTTATGTAAGAAATGGCGCTATTGTATCTGCTCAATTTGATACACCAAATCAAATTTCGCGCAATTCTATACGGTATCCAGCGTCTGGTCAAACTATTTTTCCCACGGGACAAACAGGAGTGACGGTGACCAATACTCAGGGGCAACCAGCAGTTTCTGCCAATATGCCTCAATATTCTAGATTTCGTTTCACGCCTGCATTTTTTACGCAGCGTGGTACGGATCCTAAAACAATGACGAGAACGTATGATGAAGCTATGGTGACTTGCCAGTTCACCACTAAAGCTACATCAACTGCGACAACTGACTGGCCTGTCTTGTCATATTACTATTCCGCTGGTGTGGATTTCCAACCAGTTTTCTTTTTGTGTACGCCACGGTTGTTTACAACATCTCTAGCTTCCGCTAGGGATGTGTATCCGTAATTTTACACATGTAACAAAGTCCCGCGTGTCTGATGCGTCGGGCGCTCAACTTTACAAAGTGATACCATACTTGGTGCCTGCTTTAACTACTGAAAGATTCATAGTTTGAACTTTTGGAGTTAAGCTTAGCGTGCTTAAAATCACCTGTTGAGATATCAAAACAATCAGG